CAACCTCAGCAACGGAAATGCCAACCTCAACAACCGAGCCGCCAAAGATCGGCACAAATGTAGCTGTGGAATCTTGCAATTCGATTGTAAGTGAATCATTGATATTAATGACCACATTTGATTGATCTAGGTTAATCAGCTCCAAATTTGTGTAGCCGGCCTGTGCCTGCTCATAAATATTTGTTCGACCGCTTGTAATAGTAAGGTTGGCCAAAATCGCTGTTTGGTATTCCACGCCACCAATGATGACTTTCCAAACCGGGTTAAATATGCTCATGTAAATTGCAAGCTGTTTGCGCCGCCTGTACCGCGATAGAAGCTATTGTTTAAAACATTGATGATGCTGCGAGCTGTGCCTTCTGGATCAATGGCACCGGTTACATTCAGATTGATTGTGGTGTTGCCGCCACCCAAACGGTTGTTTGGCGTAATCATGCCGCTTGAATTAGGCGTAAAAAGCTCTGGGCCACGCTCTCCGACAAGGTATGAGGTACCGGATCGAACAGGCCCACCAGCAGCTTTACCGCCGCCAAATGCGCCAATTATTGATCCGATTGCTCCAGCTTGACCCAAAAATATACCTTTGTTTCTATTGATCAAATTGACAATATTTGTCATTTGAGAGTAAGCCTGATTGAGAAAACCAACCAATTGTGAAAAACCAACAATTAAAGTGGAAACCAGTACGGCTATGCCTTGCAAAGCAAGTTTGAAATTATTGCCCATCAATGGTGCAAGGTAAGTTTTCACAAACTCCCACAAAGCCCGGAATCCGTCATTTAACGGCTTTAATTCTGTGGCATTTTCAGTAATCGCTTTTTTGATTGTGTCGAAAGCAAATCTCAATCCTTCAAGAATTGGCGTAACAACAGCTCCAATTGCTGGAATTACATCGTTATATAAGAAACTCCACCAAGCCTTGAAAATTGGCAAAACATCATCCCGGATCACTTTGAAAATGGTGCCAAATGCTGGCCCCAAAGTTTTGCCCAAAGTGTCTGCAAACGCTGATATAGCTGGGATGCCTTTATCAACAAATGAGCTGATCAATGGTGTAATGGCATCCAAAACATACGCGCCCACAGTTTCTTTTGCTTCATCAAATGCAACGTTTAATCGGAGCATTTTGCCTGCAAATGTGTCGGCTTGAATCGATGCCTGATCAGCAAACGTCTTAGACAAGACCATCATTGCACCATCAAAATCTTTTGTCTTGATAATGTTTTCATCTAGTGGAATACCAAGCTTTTTCAAAGCTGCAAAATTCCCGTCAAAAGCTTTGGAAATTGCCTCGCTTACGGCGGTTAAACTTTTTCCCGAACCGGCGGCAACATCAAGTGCAATTTGTTGCAATCTTTGAGCCTCGGTGACATCTTTTGTCGATCTGATCAACCTGTCAAGACTCGGCCTCAAATCGTCATCGGTTACACCCGTGGCTAAAGCCGTTTTGGTTATGTAATCCTCAGTAGCGGCAATTTGGGCATTTGTTGCACCGGTAACGTTTCGCAATGTGGTGGCCAATTTGGCTTGAGCGGCTTCATCTTCAATGGCAGCTTTCACGCCATCAATGAGTAATTTTCCAGCGTAGGCAGCTGCGGCTGCTCCAGCTGCGGCAAAAGCTAAACCGGCTTTTTTGCTGAAATCACCGAGCTTTGATCCAAAGCCTTCAACCTCACCCGATCCAGCGGTTAAATTCTTTTTGAGGTTATCAATATCAGCAAGAATGGAAAGCTTGAGTGTCCGTGATCCGCCTAGTGCCATTTCACCACTCCTTCAAAATCTTTGAAAATGCTGCTTCCCATTGAGCGATGATCTGAGGTTGTTCAGCTCTCAATGTTGGGTAGATAAAGTATCCTCTGGATCCACGGCCTTCACGGCCAGACCACACCGGAAATTGTTTAAATTTATTTGATCCAAATTCAAAACCGCCCCAAAGCATCTGGGTTGTACCACCACCGCTGAATTTCTGAGATACAAAACCAAATGACAATTCGCCAACCTTCGATGATTTACTTACGCGCGAACCTGCCGCAATGCGTGAGGCTGCCTCATTTGGCCGGCTGTTAGCTGCCGAAACAATTTTGCCTTGCAGAAAAGTGGCCAATCCATTTGAGACTTTTTTGGCCTCGGCAACAGCTTCATCATCCATGCCTTTAAAGGCTCCGATAATGCCACGCAATTGGCTCTTGTCATAGCTGATTGGATCAGTTGCCATTTCTTATCCTTAAAATTTCAATCGCTGTTGCAATATCTTGATCTGTTACAAATTCCGATCTTGACAAACCTGTGGCGATTGCTAATTCCCAAAGAGTCCGGTTTATTGATCCGGATTCGTAGCTTTTGGGTTTGTGCTTTCCCCCATGTCAATATCGGTCACAGTTTCACACCACACATCAAAAGGCTTGACAGTTTTGCCGGCCGCCTCGCGTTTCATTGCGTGATATGCCAAAAACATCAAATCTGAAATGCCCAATTTGTCGGCCACTTGCTGAATAGTGTTTCCGGTTTTCTGTTCCCATTTCATCCACTCCGGTGGGAGAGCTGTATAGGTTTCTCTCTCACCGGATGTGAATTCAATTGTGATTGCTAGTTTCATGCTCCCGATCTCCTTTGTTTATAGCGTTGGTGTTGTCACACAGGTAAAGGCTAAAGAAACAGTTTGTGCATCCGGTGCTGTGCCGCCGGCTGATGGAAATACAGGTTGCACATCAAAATTAAACACCGATCCTGATGCAGCTGTGAAAACAACCGCCAATGGTGTGTTTGGTGCTGTGTCTGCCGCTGTCCATAATGCGTTGCACAATGATCCGCCAGCTGGCCAATCTGCCAACATTTCCACGGCAAATGATCCTTGCGAATCGGTCGTGAAATAGCTTTTGCCTGAGAGTAGCTGATATGTATTGATTGTCGAATCAATTGTTAGAATTGCGGATGTGGCTTGAGCATCATACGAATCACCATCAATGGTGAATGTGATATCTCTGCCGGTCACGATAGTTGTTGGCATGATTTCTCCTTAGTTGGTGTAGTAGGTGCTAACTTGTAAATCAGCCGTAAGATACTTACCGGCACCGATTTCCAATGGTTGTGGGTTGCTTACATTGCCGACTGTATAACCTGCCGGCATTGTGCTGATGATGCTGATCATCAATTGTTCAAGATTGTCCAAAGCTGCGGCATTGTTCGAATATCCCACAACACCGGTCACACTTAAATTGATTTTGACTTTTGTTGTTGCTCCGTTAATCAAAAGGCTTTCAAGATACGGCGATCCCGGCACCAAACAAATGCTCGGTGATGTCATTGTCTCTGGAATTCCGTTATACACATTGGCCGCAATTGTTGAAAGTGCTGTTTGCAATGGTGTGCGGATGTCGGCCTCGATGGTCATTGGCACATCGTTTCAACATCCAAAAATGGCCCCAATAAGCCCACGACTCTGTTGCTCAAACTGCGGCCCAAAACGAATGGTGCCGGCTGAAAATTATCTCCCATGATTTGATTGCCCGGAGCTGTAATGCTTTGGAATATCTCTACGGCAACAACCAAAATGGCGTTTTCAATTGGTGGTGTGTTTGCATAAAGTGATGCGGCTGATCCACCGGATAAAGTAGCCGTGGCATTAGGAATAAATGGCAACGGGTATGTGCGATCAGCCGCGGCTGTGGCCGCTGTCCATGTGTATGGCTCAATCCGATCATCGGTGACTGTATATGTTCCGTTATAAGTACCGGCCCCGGTTACAACAACGGATTGCCCCGGCACAAAATAGTTTGGCCGAATTGTAGTGAAATAAATGACGGAATCACTCACATTGGCAAAAGCAACCGATGATTGGTATTGAGTAAGTAACGGCAAAATTGTTTGTTCAGCTGAATCAATAAATGAATCAAGTTGCGCATCAGAATACAAGGAAACCGAGACACCAAGAATTGATCGTAGCTGTGAAGCTGTGACTATTGCTGGCATCTCGGTTCCTTTCGTATCGTTAGCGTTCGGGAGCGACCGCTACCGATGATTGATTTATTTATGGCAAGTTATTGAATTGAGCACCATTTGGCACCTTGGCGGCCAGCGCACCATAACCATAATACAAAATGTCAATGGTTCCATCGCTGTTGATGTTGGTGCGTAGCGTAAAGCGTGGAGATTCGTACCATGTGTATGAATCTGGATTAACAACGACCATTGAAGAATCGCCATCAGCTGTTGTTGTACCAGCGTTACCAAATGAGCGCGATACATAAAGATTCAGACCCGGTGAAACTACACCGCGCAATGAATCTCCGCGAACATTTCCAGCTGCATTTGATGGCTGAGCTGCATTGTAAAGTGGTGCTCCATTGTCGTTGTATCCCATGATGTTGCCCCATTGAGTTGGTGAAACGATCAATGAGCGAGCAAAACCAAGTGATGAGCCATAAACAGCTGCGGCTGCCTTGGATGTGTATCCAAGGAATCCGGTTGCTGAATTTGCTGTTTGTGCTGTCGTGGTAGTAACTGCCGCTTGCATTGCAGCTAAAACATACTCATCGGTTTCTTTTGCATAAGCAAATTCAAGATTTTGAAGGAGCGCGGTAAGGTACTCAGGCCGTGATCTATCAATGAGCTCAACAGTAGATATGGCTCTACCTTTAAATGAATCAACTGATACTGACAAA